CAGCTTATTAAAAGAATTTATAAAATAATGCTTGGAGAAGAAGATATAAATATAGGCAGAACAAATAAAATAATAAATAGCAAAAGATATAGTGACAAAGTTATGACAAAAGCTATTTATAATGTTAATAACGATAGTTTAAGATAAATGGCAGGATATTTTGATTTAGGAACATTATCCGCAGGAATGCAGAGTGAACCAGGAACAAGGTCTAGCTATGATAATTATCAAGGCTATAATGCTTCTACAGGATTAGAGTTTGGCCCACAAGCTATGTTTAGAGCCAACGGATACCAAACAGACACCACACGCGATGGGCTAATTGACACTAAAGAAGAGGGCTTTGGCTTGTATAGAGATATGGTTAAAGCAAATAACCGATTTAATAGGGATATAAGTCAAGGTAATCAAGAAGCTGGAAAATTAAACGCTTTCGGTGTTGCAAACGCTTATAAAGGCATAGAAGATACCTCTGGTGAAATTGGAACATTTGGAGGTGTAAGGCTTTCAGGTTTTAGAACTTTAGGGGGAGACCCAAATATGAGAATGGGCTTTTCAGCGCAAAGAGGTATTAATCAAGGATTAAGACAATTAACAATGGCTGATGACTATAGAAATTCTGTTGCTTTAAGCGGGGCTTTAGGCGTAGCGTCTAGAAACACAGGGGCAGGGTCACTTGGCTACAATTCAAACATGAGTGCTGATTATTTAAGAAGGGCATATTCTTTAACCCGACCGGGCCAAAGTGCAACAGCTGGAGCTTCTTGGGCAAATAACGCATTAGGGGGTGGAGCAGCCGGATTAGGCAATTACAGATTTGGTTTAATGTAAACAAATAAAAACAAAAATAATGATTTCAAAAAATTCAAACAAAATTTTAACTAAAGCTCAATTAGAGGGGCAAGTTGGAGAAAGTGCAGTCTGGGACGGCCCTCTTGATTTAAGCAACTTTCCAATGGGGAAAGGCTCAAGCAAAGGGATTTATGGTATGGAAGTTTTAAAAGCTGACTGTGGGTGCTCAAATTTACAAGGTCCTATAACGGCTAAATGTAAATCATACTAATATTGCACTAATGAAACTTTCAATGGCAGATATAAAACTATACGCTTTAAACGGCGGGACTTTAGCGGTTAGCATGACTCAAATAGAGTTATGGTTAAAAATATTTTTACTTGTTATTTCAATAGGTTATACTCTGTCAAAATGGCATCAAGTATATAAAAATAAAAAATAATATGTCTTCTCAATTTTCAGCGCCATTTATGGCTAAATCACCTCTTTTAAAAAAGGGAGATGCACCTTCTCGTAAAAAATCAAAAGGATATTATAACGAAGCTAAAGACTCTGGAACAGGGGCAGCCGCTGGCGGAGGTATGTCTGAAAAAGGTGTTGCAAAATATAAAAGAGATAATCCAGGCAGTAAGTTGCAAACAGCGGTAACCAAAGATCCTAAAAAATTAAAAAGAGGAAGCAAGGCTTGGAAAAGAAGAAAATCTTTTTGTGCACGATCTAAAGGCTGGAAAAGCAAAAGAGGCAGAGCTGCAAGACGTAGATGGAATTGTTAATATATAATAAATAAAAAATGGGAAAATATTCAAAAAAACAAGAAGAAGCTTATGATGCCAAAATGGCCTACAACAAGGGCTTAACGCCAAAAGCAAGGCTTCATTATTTAGAAAATGACCGTACTCATCATCATGGTAATGGTCCTTCTATGCACGAGGATGCCTCGCAGCATAGGTCTAATCTTATAAATATAATGCCGCTAACGAAGCACATGTCAACACCTGTAAATATGGGCGGAAGTAGAAGCGCTTTTGCAATGGCGGATCTTTCTGGNGATGGTAAAACAACAATGAAAGATGTTTTAATAGGTAGAGGCGTTTTAAATAAAGATGGTTCACCAACTTCTATGTGTGGATCTCCTGCTCACAAGCAGGGCTACAACGCTAAATTAGATGAGTCTCTAGCCAAAGATGGCAAAGAATCAACGAAAAAACAATCCATGAAAGATCGTAGAGATGAATCAAAAGGAATGGAAAAATCAAAAGGAAAAAGAGCTTATTCTTCTGATCCTAATATGAGTTAATATAACAGATTAGGACTGTACAAACCTAGCCTAACACAAACACAAACACAAACACAAACACAAACACAATGGCAAAATTTATCGAAATTTCAACAACAGATGCTGCTGGAACTTTTTTAGTTAATGCAGATCAAATTTTAAACGTATCAGCTGGAGATGGAGCTGGACAAGGGGCAGACGCGGCTACAAAAGCAACAATTTTTCAAAACGGGCTTACAAGTCATATTGTATTTACTTGCTCTACTGGAACTGGAACTGATTTAGCTAAAGCTATTCAAAGTGCTTTAACAGCTAATCCCGGAGGAATTAAATCTAAAGTACAATTAGGGTCAATAGTAATTAGCGACGTAGCAATTGTATAAAACAAATTATTAATATGGCTTTTAAAATGAAAGGCGCTCCCTACGTGGAAGATAATACACCTATATATTATGTAAACATGCAGGACGGCGCTATTGGAAAAGCCAATAATAATGGAACTATTATCGTAGCAGACGGTTGCTCCAAAGAACAGGAGGACGATGTAATCGCTCATGAAAAGATTCATATTGAACAAATGAGACGGGGCGACCTCGACTATGATGATGACTATGTATATTGGAAAGGTAAAAAATACCCTAGAGCTACAATGGCAGAAGGTGCAAAAAATTTACCTTGGGAAGCTGAAGCATATAGGCGAGCATAAGGAAAAAAAGGAAATTATAAGTAATAATATTAATATAACAATTAAATTTAATATTATGAAAAAATTAATTACAACATTATTTGCCTTATTTTTATTTACGAGTGTTTATTCACAAGAATATTTTTCTGGAAATTGGGCGCCTACGGAAAATCAAAAATGGTTTAATAATAAATTTAAAACGAAAGCTCATTATATTAAAAATTTTAATATATTTAACGAGGATATATTTATAGTTTCTTATTTAACCGAAAGAGATTACATAGAATACCAATATAAAAACCCTTGGACTGTATTTGATAAATCACAATTTAAAGAAAGAAAAGATTTTCACGAGGCAGTTTTAGATTATGATGAAAAAAATATAAAAACAATTTTTTATAACTCTAAAAATAATTATAGAGTTTATATAAATTATCATTTAAAAAGCAAAACAAAGATAGTAGCTACATATATAGACTTTGATACAAATAAAATTAAAGGCATTGTAGCTTATCAAAGAAAAAAATAAAAAATTATGTATAAACAAGCACCCGGCAGAATGAATATGCCAAAAACAGGGCGAGGAATTCCTAGCGCATTACCAATGAGCCCCCTTAACGAAAAAGCTTTTCCTATTAAACCGGGAATGAATCTTGCAAGTTTTGAAAACATATTAGATAAAAAAACAGGTAAAATATTATCTGCCGAAGAACAAAAATCACTTTTATCTAGTGCTCCAAATACTGATTTAAGTCAATATGAAGGCGTTACAAATATAAGCAAAGTAATTTCAGGTCCTGGAGATGCTAATGTTCAAGGTACAGGTAATATATCTAATAGAATTGCAGGACCGTCTGGATCAAGACAAAGATCAGCCGATGGATTTATGTTCCCAAAAGTTAACACTAATGTTAATCAAAATATTTTTAAAAATGAGGCAGGTGAGGTTACTGGTTTTCAATTCCCCATGTCAAAGTCTAATATTTCTAGAACTAAACGAACTGAAGCACAACTAATGAAAAAAGTTCAAGACAGAAATCAAAGATCTGGAGAATATAACACATATCAATATCAAAACCAAGCCGGTGAATTTGTAGGCCCTAAAACTAGACTTAGCGAAGTTGATTCACAACAAACAAGATCTAAAGACGGTAAAGATATATACACTACGGCTAGAATTACAGGTCAGCAAGACAACGTTAGCATTCCTAGTGTAAGTACTGCTCAAGGAACGGTGCGAGTTACACCTGGAAGAAACACAACAAGTAATTTGACTCAATCAAACCTAAATTTTCCTCAAGCTTTTACTCAACAAGAAATTTCTGATAAAATCCAGGCAAAGCCGGGGAGATTTTATAGTGAAGGAGGTAGTTTGACGAATAAAATAGGCAATATAGGAGTTGGAAAAAATACAGCTGATAGATATGACCATTTAGATTTTACAGGTACAATGCAAGCGCCTAACATTTCTAGTGGATCAGGAACTAGAATGGGTCATATTATTAACTCCCAAATATCTAACGAAGCTAGAAGAAGAGGAAAAAGAAAAAACGAAGTAAGAAGTCTATATTAAATGAAGAAAATTTGGCAATGGCTAACAGGTTCCGTCATAAAAGAAGTTGGCGAGGTTTTAGATAACCTTACCACTACTAAAGAGGAAAAATTAGAAGCTCAGCGCCTTATTACACAGATTTTAGAAAAAGCCGATAAAGAGGCGCAAGAACAAGTAACTGCAAGGTGGCAAGCCGATATGGCTTCTGATAGTAAGCTATCAAAAAACATACGGCCTATGGTGCTAATATATTTAACAGTTATATTTACTGCTTGCGCTTTTTTTCATGGCAATATTGGGGAATTTAAAATAGCCGAAGAATATATACCTATTTTTCAAACATTATTAGTAACTGTTTATGGTGCTTATTTTGTTGGAAGAAGCTGGGAAAAAGCAAAAAAAATAACAAATAAAAAAGATTAAAAAATGGGACAATACGGAAACCAGCCAGACTTTATAACTAAAGTTGTAAAATCAAATTATGCAGGCAGCGATACTATTGATGAAACGACATTTTTAGATGGAAGTATAATTTATGTTGGTGATGCAGGAAATGGTGATCTTACTTTTATTCCGGCTGGATCTGTTGGAACCAATGGAGGATTTCCAACTTTTGCAGATCAAGGGCATACAATAGTCGGAGTTCAAGCAGGATCTACACTCCCTTTTGTTGTAGATTATATAAAACTAACATCAGGTGGTGCGCAAAAATTTTTATGCGGTAAATAATTAATATATAAGTAATTATATAAAAATAAAATAACAATTAAATTAAATCAAATTATGGCTAAAGCTAAAAAAATTAAAAAAGAAGAGTTAGAGATTATTATTAAAACAAATACTGAATTGCAGCAGGTGTTAATTCAGATTGGTGGTATCGAAGCTCAAAAGCATTCTTTGCTTCATAGAATTGCAGATTTAAATGCATTAATAGAAGAAGAAAAAGTTAAGCTTGAAAAAGAGTATGGCAATGTATCTATTAATTTAGAAACAGGAGAATATACTGAAATTAAAAAAGAAAAAGAATTAGAAGCTGTTAAGTAATGGATTCAGTAGTTAGAAAAATAAGTATTGGTTCTGATTATAAAAATGATGCAATGCATTATTCTGTAGGACAGCAAGTTTATGGGGGTCATGAAATATCTCACATAATACTAGACGAGTCAGACAATTCTTATAATATTCATATAAAGAAAAACAATGAGGTGTTGCCGTGGAAAAAATTTAATTCCAATATGGCTATATCTGTTGAGTATGATTTAGAGTATTAATGAAAAGTCTGTATGATTTTATCGTTGAACCAGTTGGCGATAAATACAGTAACACTGTAAATGTAGGTGATAAAAAATTAGTTGTAAATACTAAAATAGAAAACTGGAAATTTGTAAACAGAGTTGCTAGAGTTATTGAAACACCAGCAGCTTTTTCTACACCTATTAAAAAAGGCGCTATAATAATCATACATCAAAATGTTTTTAGAACATTTTATGATATGAAGGGTGAAAAGAAAAAAAGCAGATCTTATTTTAAGGATAATTATTATTTTTGCGCAGTTGACCAAATATATTTATATAAAAATAAAAACAATTGGAAAACTATAAATAATAGGTGCTTTGTAAATCCCATAAAAAATAAACAAGACCTGACGCTTGATAAAGAAGCAAGCCTTATTGGTATATTAAAATATGGTAATAGTTCGTTAGAACGGCTTAATATCAAGCCAGGGGATCTTGTAGGGTTTACTCCTAATAGTGAATGGGAGTTTTTAGTCGACGATAAGCGGCTATATTGTATGAAATCTAATGATATTGTAATTAAGTATGAATACCAAGGAGACGAAGAAGAATATAATCCAAGCTGGACAAAAAGCAGTAGAGGAGTTAATCAAAGTGGCTAAAGAGGCTATTGTTGATTCGGATGATGATATATCAGCTGATAGACTTAAAAACGCCGCAGCTACAAAAAAGCTTGCTATATTTGACGCGTTTGAAATACTTAGTCGTATTGAAGAAGAAGAAAACTTATTAAACGAAAAACCAAAAGAAGTTAAAGAGGAAAGAACTTTTAAAGGTTTTGCAGAAGGTAGATCTAGGTAATGTATAAGCAAAGTTTATATAAAGTTTTAAAAGACCACATTAAACCTAAAGTTGTTAACCGCATGAACAGGTATAACAAATGGGAATATGGATACAATAAAGAACACGATGTTGTTGTAATAAGTAAAACAGGTAAAATAGGCGAAATATATGAAATACAAAACCTAAAAATAGCTTTACCTGCAGAAAATAAAATACACAAATTTGAAACAGATAAATGGGAATATTCTGAATATCCTAAAGTTTTAAAAAAAATTAAATCTGTTTTTGATTGGGAACAATATCCTCTAGATTTTAAAGAAAAATGGTATGATTACATTGATGAACAATTTAATAGAAGGGAGCAAGGCTTTTGGTTTTATAATAAAGGTATTCCTACTTATATTACTGGCACTCATTATATGTACCTGCAGTGGTCCAAAATTGATGTTGGGCAGCCAGACTTTAGGGAGTCAAACAGATTATTCTTTATATTCTGGGAGGCTTGTAAAGCCGATGCACGATCTTACGGAATGTGCTATCTTAAGAACAGACGATCAGGATTTTCTTTTATGTCATCAGCAGAAACCGTTAATATGGCGACAATTACTTCAGATGCACGGTACGGTATCTTGTCAAAATCTGGTCCCGATGCTAAGAAAATGTTCACAGACAAGGTCGTCCCTATATCAGTCAACTACCCGTTCTTTTTCAAACCTATCCAGGACGGAATGGACAGGCCAAAGACAGAACTCGCCTATAGAGTACCAGCCACAAAATACACTAGGCGTAAACTTGAAACCAACGAAAAGCTTCAAGAACTTGACGGGCTCGACACGACCATTGACTGGAAAAACACAGGCGACAACTCGTACGACGGGGAAAAATTAAAATTACTGGTGCATGACGAAAGTGGAAAGTGGGAAAAACCAAATAATATTCTAAACAATTGGCGAGTTACTAAAACCTGTCTTAGATTAGGTTCCAGAATTATTGGTAAGTGTATGATGGGTTCAACAAGTAATTCATTAGACAAAGGTGGCGATAATTTTAAAAAATTATATAATGACTCAGATGTTACACAAAGAAACGCCAATGGACAGACTCGCTCAGGATTATATTCTTTGTTCATACCTATGGAATGGAATTACGAAGGATACATTGATTCTTATGGGCTACCTGTATTCGATAAACCAAAAGCTGAGACTAAAGGTCCCCAAGGCGAAATAATAGACCAAGGCGTAATTGAATATTGGGATAACGAAGTAGAGGGTTTAAAGAAAGATCAAGATGCTTTAAACGAATTTTATAGACAATTCCCTAGAACCACTAAGCACGCATTTAGAGATGAGTCAAAAGAATCTTTATTTAATTTAACTAAAATATATCAACAAGTTGATTATAATGAGGATTTAAAGAATTCAAGTATTGTTTCAAAAGGTAATTTTCAATGGGAAAATGGCGTTAAAGACTCAAAAGTAATATTTGTACCAAATTCAAATGGTAGATTTAATATTTCTTGGGTACCAAATTTAAATTTACAAAATAGAGTAATAATTAAGAATGGAATTAAATACCCAGGTAATGAACATATGGGGGCATTTGGTTGTGATTCTTATGATATATCAGGAACAGTAGGAAATAGAGGATCTAACGGAGCACTACACGGGCTTACAAAATTTAGCATGGAGGATGCTCCGCCTAATAGATTTTTTTTAGAATATATTGCTAGACCTCAAACAGCAGAAATATTTTTTGAAGATGTACTTATGGCTTGCGTATTTTATGGTATGCCGTTATTAGCGGAAAACAACAAGCCTCGTTTACTTTATCATTTTAAAAGAAGAGGTTATAGAGGTTATTCAATGAATAGGCCTGATAAAAAATATAATAAACTTTCAACTACTGAAAGAGAACTGGGTGGTATACCTAATTCAAGTGAAGATATAAAACAAGCGCACGCTGCTGCAATTGAAACCTATATAGAAACTTTTGTAGGATTAAATGATATTGGATATGGAGATATGTACTTTCAAAAAACATTAGAAGATTGGGCCAAATTTAATATTAATAATAGGACAAAGCATGATGCTTCTATTAGCTCTGGTTTAGCTATTATGGCTTGTAATAAAAACCTATATGCGCCTTCAACACCAGTAAATAAAGTTGTTTACAATTTAGGATTTAAAAAATATGACAACAAAGGTTTTGTGTCAAAAATAAAAGAATAAATGAATATATACACGGATACTAACAGCGTTTTTCCTAGCCAAGTGGTTAGCGATGAAGAAAAAGCATCCTACGAGTACGGGCTTCAAGTGTCTAGAGCTATTGAACAAGAATGGTTTAATCAAGGTCGCACAAACGGGAATAGATATTTGGCTAATTGGAATAATTTTCATTTATTAAGATTATATGCAAGAGGCGAGCAGCCTATCCAAAAATATAAGGACGAATTAGCAATTAACGGAGATTTGTCATATTTAAATTTAGATTGGAAACCTGTACCGGTTATTGCAAAGTTTGTAGACATTGTTACAAATGGTATTGCTCAAAAAAATTATGATATAAAAGCATATGCACAAGATCCTTATTCTATAAAAAAGCGCACAGATTATGCAACTGCTGTTTTAAAAGACATGTTTAGCCAGCAGCAAATTGCAATGGCTCAGCAAAAATTAGGATTAAATATTTCTTCAGCCCCCTCAGTTCAGCAAATGCCTCAAACCCCGGAAGAGCTTGAACTTCATATGCAGCTTACTTATAAGCAAAATGCAGAAGTGGCTAATGAAGAGGCCATAAACAATGTTCTAAGCTTTAATAAATACAACCTTACTAATAAAAGAGTTGTTGAAGATTTAGTAACATTAGGTATTGGGGCGGTAAAAACTAATTTTAATACCGCAGAAGGCATAACTATTGATTATGTAGATCCTGCTTATATGGTTTATTCATATACGGAGGACCCTAATTTTGAAGATATATATTATGTTGGTGAAGTAAAGTCTATAACAATACCAGAGCTTAAAAAAGAATTTCCTAATATATCTGAAGAAGAATTAGCGCGTATTCAAAAAATGCCGGGTAATCGCCAGTATATAACAGGATGGGGTAATTATGATGAAAACACAGTTCAAGTTTTATATTTTGAATATAAAACATATATGAATCAAGTTTTTAAAATAAAACAAACAGATCAAGGTTTATTAAAAGCTATTGAAAAGCCAGACACTTTTAATCCTCCGCCAAATGATAATTTTGAAAGAGTGTCTAGATCAATAGAAGTTTTATATTCCGGCGCAAAAGTAATTGGAACAGATACTATATTAAAATGGGAGCTTGCAGAAAATATGTCTCGTCCTTTTTCAGATACTACTAAGGTTGAAATGAGTTATGCTATTTGTGCGCCTAAAATGTACAAAGGAAGAATTGAATCAATAGTCAGTAGAATAACAGGCTTTGCCGATATGATTCAATTAACTCATTTAAAATTACAGCAAGTAATGTCTAAGTTGGTTCCTGACGGAGTATTTTTAGATATGGACGGTTTAGCGGAGGTTGATTTAGGTAATGGAACAAATTACAATCCAGCTGAAGCACTAAATATGTATTTTCAAACCGGTAGTATTGTAGGTAGATCTTTAACTCAAGATGGCGAATTAAATAGAGGTAAAGTTCCAGTACAAGAATTAACAACATCAAGCGGCGGCGCGAAAATACAAAGCTTAATAGCTACNTATCAATATTATTTACAAATGATACGTGATGTAACCGGACTTAATGAGGCACGAGATGGCAGCCTACCTAATAAAGATGCTTTAGTTGGTTTACAAAAAATGGCAGCNAACGCTTCAAACATAGCNACAAAACATATTTTAGANGCTAGTTTATTTATATCTTTACGTTGTTGTGAAAATATATCTTTAAAAATGGCTGATGTACTTAGCTATCCTTTAACAGCAGAAAGTTTAAAAAACAGCATTTCGAATTCTAATGTAGCAATACTTAATGAACTAAGTCAATTAAATTTACATGATTTTGGAATATATTTAGAGCTTGAGCCTGACGATGAAGATAAAGCGCAATTAGAACAAAATATACAAATTGCATTAAAATCAGGGGGTATTGCGTTAAGTGACGCAATTGATATTAGGCAAATTAAAAATATAAAGCTTGCTAATCAATTATTAAAAATTAAGCAGACACAAAAACAAAAACAAGATCAAGCGGCAAAACAAGCTAATATTCAAGCCCAAGCAGCGGCTAATCAACAAACTGCAGAAAAAGCTGCGCTATTTGAAGTACAAAAAACTCAGGCCGTTACAGAAAGTAAAATTCAAATTGAACAAGCAAAAATACAATTTGAAATTCAAAAAATGGAACAAGAGGCTAATTTGAAAAAATTATTAATGGCAGAAGAGTTTAGCTACAACATGCAGCTTGCAGATGTCCAGCAAAATGCTAAAGCTCGAAAAGAAAGAGAAATAGAAGACCGTAAAGATAAAAGAACCCAAATACAAGCAACGCAGCAAAGCAAAATGATTGAGCAGCGTAAAAATAATACACCACCAGTTGATTTTGAATCCGCGGGATTTGATACAATGAGTGGTTTTGGATTGGAACAATTTGATCCTAAATAAATTTTTATTTTAATTATTTAATTATATTATATTATGTCAACAGAAGTAAAACAAGAAGGAGATTTTAAACTAAAATCAAAACCTAAAAAACTAGTGCCAAACACCGAAGAGCCTATAAAAGTTGATTTATCAGCTAAAAATTCTCAAGGTGAAGTTGTAGAAGAAACAACAAAAGTGGTAATTAAAAACGAAGAAAACGATGCCGTTCAAACACAAAAGACAGATGATAGCAATGCTGCTATCGAAGAGTCCCAAGACAGTGGCGACAGCGAAAAAGTGGTTGAAGAAGTACGGGCCACCGAAGAAGGAGTAGATTCGCCCCTACAGGAAATAATTGATGAAGAAAGCAAGCCTGAAGTTAAAGAACCTGTAATAAGTGAAAAACCAGAAGAAAGTCAACTACCAGAAAACATTGAAAAGTTAGTTGCTTTTATGAAAGAAACAGGNGGCACTATTGAAGATTATGCTCGTTTAAATGCTGATTATTCTAGCATTGATGATGTTACATTATTAAAAGAATATTACAAAAAACACAAGCCTTATTTAGATAATTCAGACGTAGATCTTTTATTAGAAGATTTTTCTTATGATGAAGAGCTAGATGAGCCAAAAGAAATACGCAAAAGAAAAATTGCGTTTAAGGAAGAAGTTGCAAAAGCCAAAAACTTTTTAGAAGAAACAAAGAGTAAATATTACGACGAAATCAAGTTGAGACCCGGCGTAACTCAGGAACAACAAAAAGCTATGGACTTTTTCAATCGATATAATGAGAGTCAAAAAACAGCTGCTCAAAATTATGAAATATTTAAAGAAAAAACTAATAATTTATTTTCTGAAGAATTCAAAGGTTTTGAATTTAATTTAGCAAATAAAAAATTCAATTACAATATTTCAAATCCAAAAGAAGTAGCCGATGCTCAGTCTGANATTAATAACATTGTAGGGAAGTTCCTTACTAAANATGGTACTATTAATGACGCGGCGGGGTATCATAAAGCCATGTTTGCTGCTAATAATGCNGANAAGATAGCTAATCACTTTTACGAACAAGGAAAAGCCGATGCTATTAAAGATGTAGTTAGCAAGTCTAAAAACCCTAGTTTAAACACTGCTCGCGAAGCGCCAAAAGATGTTTANATAAACGGTTTAAAGGTTAAAGCAATAAGTGGTACTGATTCTTCAAAATTAAGAATAAAAACAAAACGATTTAACTAAAAAAAATTAAAATTATGGCAATCGATCCACAATTTGGTTCAATTAAACCATCTCAAGCTAAGCAAACTCTTAGCGATAATTATTTATCATTTGACTCAGCCACTGGCGGAGGTACATTTGCACAACAGTATTTACCTGAAATTTACGAACAAGAAGTAGAGCGTTATGGAAACAGAACGTTATCTGGATTCTTAAGAATGGTAGGTGCTGAAATGCCAATGACTTCTGACCAAGTAATTTGGTCTGAGCAAAATAGACTACACGTTGCATATGATGACGTAACTGTTACTAACGCAACTACTTTAACTATTAACAATATTTCAGCAACTGTTGGACCTAATTTCGTTCAGAATGTAGTTTCAAAAAATCAAACTTTAGTTGTAATTAACCCAATCACAGGTAAAGAAGCTAAATGTATTGTTACTGCTACTCCTGCTACTGCAAGTACAGCTACAATTAGTGTTGCAACTTATGGTTCAGCGGATTTAGTAACTGCTAATGGTGCGGGTAACCCAGCTCCATTTGCTGCTACTGATAAAGTAAAAATATTTGTATACGGTTCTGAATATCAAAAAGGATCAACTTTAGTTGGAGACAACTATGCAAGTATTGAGCCTTCTTTTACTCAATTTTCTAACTCTCCTATCATTATTAGAAATCAATACGAAGTATCTGGTTCTGATATGGCTCAAATTGGATGGGTAGAAGTTGCTACTGAAGACGGAACATCTGGATACTTATGGTATTTAAAAGCTGAATCTGAAACACGCTTACGTTTTGCAGATTACTTAGAAATGTCTGTAGTTGAAGGTAAAAAAGTTGTTGCTAATGACGGTGTTTCTGGATACAATACTAAGTTATCTGGTACTCAAGGTCTTTTTGACGCTATTGAAGATAGAGGTAATGTTCAAACTGGATTTACAGCTTCTTCAGGTTTAACTGATTTTGATGCAATTTTAAAGAATCTAGATACTCAGGGAGCTATTGAAGAAAACATGCTTTTCTTAAATCGCCAAACTGCTTTAGATTTTGATGATATGCTAGCAAGCATTTCTGCTGGACAATCTGGTGGTACCGCTTTTGGATTATTTGAAAACTCAGAAGAAATGGCTTTAAATCTTGGATTTAGCGGTTTCCGTAGAGGATCTTATGATTTCTACAAAACTGATTGGAAATACTTAAATGATGCTTCAACTCGTGGCGGATTAGATTACACTATTCAAGGAATTGAGGGTGTATTAGTACCTGCTGGAACATCAACTGTATACGATCAAATCTTAGGAACTAATATCCGTAGACCTTTCTTNCATGTNCGTTATAGAGCTTCACAAGCTGACGACAGAAGAATGAAGTCTTGGTTAACTGGTTCTGCTGGAGGNGCTTTCACATCTGATCTTGATGCAATGCAAGTTAACTTCTTGTCTGAAAGATGTTTATGTGTACAAGCTGCTAATAACTTTGTATTATTCAAAGGAGCATAACAACACAGGTAATGTTTACCCTCGTTAAAACAACGGGGGTAACTGTTACCCTTATTAACTATTTAATTTTATTATATTATGGCTAAACAAGTCAAAGCAGAAAAACCTGTTGAGGTTGCACCTCANCCTGTAGCTAAAAAAGCTGCATTACCAAAAAAACCTGAATGGGAAATAAAAGATAGAAATTATTANATAATAGGTAATTCNCCTTTAACCCATACAATACATTCAAGGCATACNGCTAAACATCCTTTACTTTTTTTTGATAAAGTAAAAGGTGTACAAAGAGAGCTTAGNTATGCAACAAATCAATCATCTCCTATAGTNGATGAACAAAAAGGAGAAGTAACATTGGGTCACGTTATGTTTAAAAATGGCGACCTATTTGTTCCAAAAGAAAAACAAAACTTACAAAAATTGCTTTCTTTATATCACCCATTAAAGGGTAAATTGTACGAAGAATTTAGCGCAGTTGAAGTTGCTGAAGATGATTTAGAAATTTTAGACGTTCAAATTGATGCTTTAAATATTGCTAGAGATATGGATGTTGATCAAGCAGAAGCTATATTAAGAGTGGAGATAGGATCCAAAGTTTCTTCNATGAGCTCTAAAGAATTAAAAAGAGATTTACTTCTTTTTGCTAGAAAGAGTCCATATTTATTTTTACAGTTAGCAACTGATGAAAACGTTCAATTAAGAAATACTGCTATCATGGCAACTGAAAATGGAATTATTAGCTTATCTCAAGATCAAAGAACTTTTACTTGGGCTTCTAATGGAGCAAAGTTAATGACTGTACCATTTGATGAAAATCCATACTCAGCTATGGCTGCATTCTTTAAGACCGACGAAGGCGTACAAGTTTTTAAATCTATAGAGAAAAAACTAAAATAATACGTAATAATAATATATTAGGGTGTTGCTTACCGCAGCGCCCTGGTGTATTATAATAAAAATATAAAATGGCGGTAAACGTAAATACAGTATATCAAACAGTCTTGTATCTACTTAATAAAGAGCAAAGAGGATATATAACACCTGAAGAGTTTAACAAACTTGCAACACAGGTGCAATTAGAAATATTTGAAGACTATTTTTCAGACGCCAATCAATTAGTGCGTAAAGATCAAATTAATGCACAAAATGATTCAGAATTTTTTAATCCAGTTAAAGATATAGAATACAAGTTATATCCTTTTCAAAAAGAAGTAACTTTTACATATGATACTGTAAATGATATTTGGGTAACTACAGAAAATGTATATAAAATTGGCGATGTAATAGCTAATTATACATTAAATCAACAAAACCCAAATATAAGCTCAGTAGCTGAGTTAACTACGATAAAAGATTATAATTTAATAACAAGGTCTAAACTTACTGCTCCTACAAAAAGCTATCCGCTTTTTTATATTTCAAGTCAAACAGACTCTGTAACTTTAGATAAAACATCTTCCCTAAAGGTTTTTCCTAAACCTGATACCTTACTATGCAACATATTAAGCACTCCTTCAAATGTTTATTGGGGATACACTATTGGCTCAGTAGGCCAATTTTCTTATAACAATAGTTTGTATAGTCCATCAAATCCTAATGGTAGTTTAAATTTTCAGTTAGATATTTCTGAACAAACTAATATTATACTTAATATTTTAAAATATTGTGGTATGATTATAAGTGACGGTAATATTATACAGGCTGCTATGAATGAAATACAACAAAATAAAGTAAATTTAAAAAGTTAATAAATGTCCTCAATTACACAAACTAACCAACAATACTATCAAGGCGCTCAGCAATTTGTAGCTACAGGGCAGAGTGGAGAATCATTTGTAACAACTTTTGATGTAGATTTAGTTTATAAAAATAGAAATGCATGGGATCCAAATAACGATTACTATCCTTTAAATAATTTTAAAATATACACTAGCACTACTGGCTTGCCTGGTGATTGGTCTGAATTTGTTTTAGATTACGATGTTAATAACAATACTATATATCCTAAACTCCCAATAACAGCCGGGACATTTGTTGTTGTTCAATTAAAAACCTTAACAGGTGGAAATTATGGTACAACAAACCCCGAAAAAGCTTTTGGCGAAGCGGTCGAGCAGGGCTATGGCGATTATGAATATATAAAATTAGGCGACGCTATAGACAACTTTATGGTTGGGTATATTGGCGATGGAAAAATTATACAAACTGCGAAAAAATCAGATGTAGTATTTTTTGCTAAAAGAAATTTACAAGAATTTAGTTATGATACTTTAAAAAGTATTAAATCAGCTGAATTAACAATACCACCTAGTTTAAGTGTGGTAATACCGCAAGATTATGTAAACTATGTTAAAGTTTCCTGGATTGACAATCAAGGTGTAAAAAGGCCCATATATCCCGCAAATAACTTAACAATAACGCCTACAGAAACACCACTGCAAGATAGCAATGGAGTACCTACTCAAGATAACTTTGGTGAAAACACAGAGGGAACTTCAATAACTAAAGAAAGATGGGCAGAAAATAATACCAGCCTTTTAAATTCCGAATGGGCTAATGACTGGGCCGAGTGGGGTTATACGGCTTATGGATTTGGTCCTTACGGATCTTGGGGCACCGGTGAATTATACGGGCTAGACCCTCAATATTCTCAAGTAAACGGGTGGTTTAGCTTAGATCATAGAGATGGCAAAATGACTTTTTCAAGTAACTTAGCAAATAAAATAATTGTTTTAGAATACATTTCTGATGGCCTTGCTTATGATTTAGATACAAAGGTTCCAAAGCTTGCTGAAGATGCCTTATATTCGGCCATATTGTATTCTATCGTGTCTACAAGAGCCAATCAACCAGAATACGTTGTGCAGAGATTAAGAAGAGAACGAAGTGCAAAATTAAGAAATGCCAAAATTAGGTTGTCTAATATTAAACTTGATGAAATAGTCCAGGTTATGAGAGGTAAATCTAAATGGATAAAAAGCTAACACATGAATTTTTCTAAAAAATTTTTAGGTAAAAATCCTCTTAAACAAGAAGACCCACCAAAAAACCAATCTAATGTTCTTTCAAATATAGAATATAAAGCTGATGAGATTTTAGATTTTCCTGAAGAAAAAGCTAGGCAAAGAACTGATGAATATTTGGGTATTAAACCTGACAAAGACGGCCTTATGGAAGAACAAAATAGTTTTGAATATGGCGATACTGCAAGGCACTATATGGGTGGAGATCAGTTATCAAGATCTATACAAGATAAAATTAAATTTTTACCTTATCCTACAAGAGCAGCAATAGGAGTTATTGGGTCTAATATAGGTGGCCTTGTTCATGAAGCTCAAAATATTAAAGAGGGTAGACCTGTTTTAGAATCAGTAGAAGATGCTACTAATAATTTTGTAGGTTCACTTGGATCTTTGTTTTCTAAAAACACTAGTACTAAAATATTAGATAGATTAAAAAAATATTTACCAGACGGGAAAGTAAAAGATTAATATATGGCTAAAATAACCAATGCTTTTATAAAGTCCAAAATGAATAAGGACTTAGATGATCGCCTATTGCCGCAAGGAGAATATAGAGACGCGCAAAACATACAGATAAGTCAGTCAGAAAACTCTGATGTAGGGACCGTTCAAAATGTACTTGGCAATGTTCAGGTTTTTAGTTTTCAAAGTGAGTTAGGTGTATCAGGCTTAGTGTCTATAGGTATACTTGCTGATCAAGATAAAAGCGATATATATTTGTTTTTAACAAATAATACTAATAATTTTATAGTAAAGTATAATAATCAAACAAGTGCTCTTAATATATTAACTCAAGGATCTTATCTTAATTTTGATAAAAACAAAAGAGTTTACGGTATAACTCTAATAGAGGATTTACTTTTTTGGACAGACAATAATAATCAGCCAAGAAAGCTAAATGTACAAACGGCTATAGGAAACCCTAATTATTATACAAACGAGCAACATATATCTGTAGCTAAATTTGCGCCTTATAAAGCACCTAGGTTAGTAGATTTATCTTCAACAGCCGCAATAAAACCGTCTACAATGTCTAATGCTGCCGATTTGCCAACTGTGCTAATAGGCACGCTTCAATGGACTACCGTTAATTTAAATGTTGATAAATTAAACGATGGTACCGCTATTGTAGAAGCTACCGATTTAAGCGAGTGGCAAAATTATATGCTAACGAATCCCCCAACTCCCGCTTGGTGTTATTACGATTTTAATCCAGCTAACGGCGAGGTCTACGGTAAAATTTATAATAAAGCTGCTGCTACACACGCAAAACTTGCCCCAAATGGTTATAGAGTTGCTAAAATAAATGATTGGACAACTTTGATAACCGGCGTTGGAGGAACTGCTAATGCTGCTAAAATTAAAAGCACAAATTCAAGTCCAACTGTAAACCAACAAGGAAATCCTAATTGGCCTGCTTTTTATGTGGCTGGCACATGGGCTGAAGGACAGCAGGGAGATTTTGATACAAATGTATTTTTTAATTCTAGACCAGGTGGATATGCAGATGGTATAGGGGGATCTGGGCTTACGGGATTTTTAAAAATAGGTGGCAGCGGATCAGCNCCAAACCCTGATAATGCGGTTAAATACTGGGCGTATACCGCAGGGCAGGGNGAAGAAGAGGTATTGGTATCAGGCTTAAACAATAACATTGTTAAGAGCGCAATACCAACTACAGGCACCCCTGGTTATTATGTAAGATGCATAAGAGATGATAATTACGAGGGTTGGAATGGAGATCCGGCATATATGCAAGATAAATTTTTAACTTTTAGTTATAGATTTAAATTTGATGATAATGAATATTCGTTAATTGCACCATTTACGCAAGCAGCTTTTGTACCAAACCAAAAAGGTTATTTTTTAGAAGGCGATGAAGATGCAACTTTTAGGTCTACTATCGTTGAATTCATGCAAAACAACATTAATAATTTAGTTTTAAATATTGAATTACCTTCTGGCAGCCCATATAAAGATTATAAAATAACTGAAATAGATATTATTGTTAAGGAATCTGATGGTGTTGTTTATAAAGTTGTAGAAAGTATACCTGTTGATGACTCTTTTGATGTATTATATACAGATAGAACAACTACAACAACTGCTATTGGGACATATACAGGTACTAAAATTGTTACTACAGATTTATTAAATGGTATAATTCCAGGTTATTATTTAGAAGAAATAAATGGTGTAGCACTTCCTGCTCCTGTTTTAGTATTAGCTGTTGATTATAACCCAACAACTAACCCTCCTCAATATGAAATTACCATGGAGGGCAGCGTAACTTATACTAATGGCGATACATTTTCCTGGGACTACTCGCCTGTGCCATGCTATAAATACGAATATGAATCTACTAAGCCATATAAAACTTTACCAGAAAAAGAAGTAGTCAGAGTTTATGATGAAGTGCCGATTAGAGCTTTAGCGCAAGAAACAGCAGGCAATAGAATAATGTATGCAAATTTTGTAGCTAATCATGCTAGCTTAAATGATTTAGACTATGAAATATCTGCTAGTGAAAAAAATTTACAAGAAACAACAGAATATCCTAACCACAATGTAAAACAAAATAGAAATTATAAAGTTGGTATAGTTTTAGCGGACAAATGGGGAAGACAATCTGATGTTATATTGTCTAAATATGACAATCTTTTAAATGAATTTGGTGAATTTCAAAAAGGTTCAAATTTATTTCATAATTATAAATCACCTAATTTTTTACCTTTAGTAAACGCATGGGATGGTGATCAGCTAAAAATAAAAGTAAATGACATTATTCCAGAAAACGCAAATTTTGCTGGCATAGCGGGTTATCCAGGAACTTATGCAAAAGGAAAATATTGGATTACTGAATTTTCTGATATAATTAATTTTCAGCCGCCTGAAAAATATTTTAGATTTGATAGTATAAATGCAAATGGAACTTATGTATATAAGCTAGACGAGTTATTTACTAATTGGGCAACTACATATTCTGATTATTTTAATACTAGCAAATACTTAAGAGGATATTATAATGATTACATAGGGATAGTTTCGGCAACAATAGATAATAATGGGGTTGTTACTTTAACAACAACTGAAAGAGTTTCTGATGAATATTTATTTGAATATACTAGTACAACTATAAATGTTTCTGGAAATAAAGGAAATGCTGTTTATGATATAAATGANCTAGGTTATTATTCTTATAGAATAGTAGTGCAGCAAAAGCAAACAGATTATTATAATGTTTATTTACCGGGCATTGTTAATGGGTATCCTATAAATGATTTCAACGATGAAAGAAATCAAACAGCTCATATGGTATTAATTAATGATAATATAAATAAAATACCAAGAGATTTAAAAGAAGTTGGCCCTGTCCAAACAGAATTTAACAGTAGCGTTAAACTATACGGTAGAGTAACTAATTTAACAGGAACTCAAACTACACCAATAATAAATCAACAATATTTTCCATCACCAGTGCCAGACACTGTAACTTTAATAGGTTCTCAATTAGAATTATTTGGACCTGCAGATTATACTACAACAGATACTGGTTTTCTAAATGGATTATGTTTATATCCTGGCTTTGCAGTTCAATATAATGAGGCAAATCTTAGTAGCACTGGGTCAGTTACAGGATCTTTAAGGAAATATACAAATATAAATCCTTTAGTAGCTAGAATAAATACTATTAATCCAATAGGCGAAACAGAAAATGAATTTACAACAAATGCAAATAGAACATATCCCAACTCAATGTATTTGGCTATTTATGAAACTGCCCCTGTTGAATCTGTATTAGATATATATTGGGAAACATCTACATCTGGATTAATATCAGATTTAAATAACGCAGTATTAAGTTCGTCTACATCCGCATTGCCAACTGGTTTATCTACTTTTTCATTTGCTATAGAAGAGGATGATGCGCCAGGAACACCTGTAAGTACAGCATTTTTCCCAACTAATTCAAATGGCAATATAGCTAATACAACGGGAGAATTAATACAGGTTTTTTCTAAAGATATATATGGTAATTTAAATTACTCAGTAAATAGGGCTACAGTTCCTGGTGGAACAAATGAATTTTCTTTAGTACAACAAAGCAATGGTTCTTATAAAATACAAGTAAACATTGCACAGGCTTATTTAGAAGATTCAGAATTAACGGATTATTATTTATTTGTAATGGAGTTTACGTCTTCTACAGGCGAAACTGTTACTTTAAATACAGAGTCTAATCTTGTAAATAAACCTCCAGGGTTTTTATCAAACATATATAGCTCGAATTCTGATCCTACAGAATTATTTATTTTAACAGGAATAACTGCGGACCAGATATTTATTATGGGAAATACTGCACAAGGAGCTGTTGTAAATAATAGGCTAGTAGCTACTAACGGAAGTGTTAATAACGAAAAAAGACATATAGGAAATACTGTAGAAATTATAGCTGGAACTTATGTATTTAATAGCGTGGCTACAGAAATAATACTTAACGATCCTACTCAGCCAGATGAGTTTTATATTCCTTTTACATATCCTACAGCTTACACAACTCAAAATTTAAATGGCGCGGACACATATCCTATATTTAGAAATTCTACATATGGCCCAATGGTTGCTGGCGCATTTTATGAATTAACAATACAGGTCACAGACCCGGGGGGTTTATCTAACACTTGTAAAGTACAATGGGTTCCCGGCCTGCTTAGATACGACGGGTATGTTACATGGTCACCATATTCTAATCAAAGTTCTTGGAGCGGAAATGATGTGCCTAACGACAATCCTCAGCAGCAAAAATTAAACAATAAAGTAGTTGCAGGGATTCCAGGAAACACTGTGGCTTTTGATGGTAATTTTTGGAGCTTAACTGCTCCGGGGGTAGCTAATCCGGGTAATTTTGATGGGGCTATAAAACGTGGTTTAGTTTGCAATTGGACAGATCAAGTTAAGGTTATAGGNGCTATAGCGTACAAAGGGGCAAATACAGGNGCTACTGGTAAAATAGANGGCAAAGCCGCGGCAACAGCTGGAAGTATTCCAAATAGTAATACGTTTTTTGATTCAGANACTGCAGCTGCTCCTGAAAAGTATATAGTACTAGGAACATTAGATGTATTTAATCCAACTTCAGAAATGTTNGCAGAAGGTGTAGTGCCTGGAATGGTTGGAACAACAACAAGCGGAGTTGCTTATGATTTTTCTGGGTGTATTTTACCTAATGTTCAAATTGAAATAACAACAAATACTCTTACGGGAGGCGCGGGCCAGTCGGGGGAATCGATATTTTTAGCACACGCTCAGAATTTAGCAACCAATTTACCTATATCCCCTACGCAGGCGAATGATCTATTATACGCTAATTATACTGTTCCTCCATTTATAGAAGGACAAGATGGCAGTAATTTTCCGTATATAGCTCAGTAATTAACTAATTTTATAAGTAATAATTAAATATGGCAACTACATTAGGTATACAATATTATAATTCTTTTTGGTTAAAAAAGAAAGATTTTAGCGATCCTACAAATTTCGCTAAAAGCTGGTATATTGAAGAATCCAGAATAAAAGGCGGATTTAACAATGTTGCTGTAGGTAATGGATCTAGAGCATATACAACTTTAAAAGACGACTCACAAAGAATTTTACCAAGTTCTATAATATATTCTGGAATTTACAATTCAAGAACAACAGTAAATCAAACTAATGTATTTTCTGTAGCTGAAGATATTACAAAAGCTGTAGACCCCGATTACGGAGGTATACAAAAATTATACTCAGAAGACACAAATTTAACGGTATTCCAAGAAAGCAAGGTACATAGGGCATTAATAGATAAAGATGCTGTTTATACCGCAGAGGGAAATGCTGTAACTACTACTAGTAATGTTGTAATTGGACAAATACAATCTTATGCGGGCGAATATGGTATATCACAAAATCCTGAAAGCTTTGCTGTTTATGGATATAGAAAGTATTTTGCTGATAAAGATAGGTCCGCTATATTAAGATTATCGCAAGATGGTATTACAGAAATATCATCTTACGGAATGAAAGATTGGTTTAGGGATGCTTTAGGCCAAAATAGATCAAACGATCTTATTGTTGGAGGTTGGGATATACATAATAAAAATTATACTGTATCAATTCAAAATTTAACAAATAACTATACGCTAGTTTATGATGAATTAGTACAGGGTTGGGTTAGCTTTCATGGCTATGTGCCAGAATTTATATTTAGTTTAAAAAGTAAATTCTTTTCAACAGGAGGTAGCGGCGCAAATGCAGGCTTGTATCAGCATTATGCAGATAGCACATCAAGAGGAAGTTATTACGGAACGTCTATACAAAAGTCTTCTATAACTTTTATATTTAACCCGGGGCCTTCAACTCAAAAAGTATTTAGAACAATAGCTTATGAAGGTTCAAATGGCTGGGAAATGACTAATGCTTTTAGCGGTAGTCAAGGCATACAAACTGTTATACCTGGGCAATCAAATGCTACCTCTTTTGCGGATAGAGCCAAAAAAGTATTAAGCTATTTAGAAGGGTCTTATGACTCTGCCCCTACCCCTAATACAGGCGCAAATGCTAGTCAGTATCCTATATATCATGCTGGTTTTGATATTAAAGAAAATAAATATGTAGCTCCGCTGCAAAAAAGCTTTTCAACAACTTCAACACCTGGGCAAGTTTTAGTAAACTTAAATCCTGCGTTTGCACAGCCAACTTTAGGATTAAAAGGTTATTTTATAACCGTTACGATGAGTACGGACGCTGCTACAGATGCTGGGGGTGAAAAAGAATTATTTGCTGTTTCTTCAGAATATAACCCAATTAATGGATATTAATGAAATCAAATTTAATTAAATTAGAAAAAGAATTTACTTTACAATTAGAAAAATTACAAAATTATATTGTATCTTTAGACTCAGATCAAGTTTTAATTGGCAAAGAAAGTGAATCAATTGCTCCTTTAAAACACATTTTTGCTGAAGGCATATTAACAAGAGAAATGCACGCACAAAAAGGCAATGTTTTAATTGGTAAAATACATAAATATGACCATGCATGGTTCTTAATGAAGGGCAAATTGCTAATGGGTACTCCCGAAGGTAATAAAGAGATTTGTGCGCCTGCTTGGGGCACGTCTCCAGCTGGCACTAAAAGAATTGCATATGTTATGGAAGATAGCATTTTTATAAATGTTTTTCCTGATTTAAATAATACAAAAGATATTGAAAAAATTGTTAATAATGTTACTTTTGATAAATATGAAAGTTTTGAAAAATTTGCATTAAAACAAAATGAAATTAAAAAAATAGATAAAAAATGGGTGTAATAGGTGTTGCCGTGATTGGCACTATTGGTTCCTCTATATATGGAGCATACTCTGCTAATCAGCAAGCAAAAGACGCGCAAGGAAAAATGAACAATGCCAATAGGGCTATAGCGGAGCTAGAAGCTAATAGGCAAGAAATTATAGATCCTTATGCAGGTTTTCAAAATGTAAGTAATATTGCGCAGGATTTAAGCGGCATGATGAGCAATGCCTATGCAAATTTAGGAGTATCCACCAAGGCTGCTGAAATTCAAGCAGAAGAAACAGACATTGCCTTGGCTAATACACTAGACACATTAAGAGCTACTGGTGCAAGCGCTGGAGGCGCAACCGCTTTAGCTCAAGCAGCAGCAAGATCTAAAAAAGGTGTTTCAGCAACTATTGAAAAACAAGAGGCTGATAACGACAGATTAAGAGCCCAAGGTGAAATGCAGCTGCAAGATAGAAGAATTTCTGAAAAGCAAAGGCTACAAGGTATTCAAATGTCAGAAGCTATTAGAATGCAAAATGCCGACGCGCAAGGAAATATATTTCAATTTGAAACACAAGAACAACGAGATAATCAAAAACTTAATAGGTTGGCTGGATTGTCACAAGGTTATCAAGCCCAGCAGGCTGCATCAAAATCAGCAAGAGACGGTGCAATTGCAAGCGGTATTTCAGGTTTAACATCTATAGCAACTTCAGGGATGGGTGGCCAACCTTGGTTTACAACAACATAATAAATATGGGAGCATACGAAAATCCAAGAATAATAATAGATCGCTCTGCTGAAGTTTGGGGGCAGGTAGCTGAAAATATTGGCAGCCAAGTTAGCCAATGGGCTAAATATAAAAAAGAAAAAGAAGAAAAAGATAAACTTCGACAAGAGCGCGACGCTCAACTAGAGGTAGACGTAAATTTAGCCTCTTTAAGATCTGAAAAAGAAGGCTATAATAAAATTGATCCTCTTTTAAGAGTTGGTGAAATTAATACAGAAATTCTTAATGCAGGCGAAGCAATGAAAAATGCAAACTTACAATTGAGAACTAATGCGGTTAATATGACCCAAGAAGAAAAAGATAACGCGTATAATGCTATTTCTAATTTTGATGACACTGTAAATAAATATTCTGGGGTTGGCACATATGTTCAAGGGGTTTTGGGATATATACAATCAGAAGAAAACGGAACTTTCGGCACTGATTGGACTTTTGTTTCTGCTTCACCAAATACAGCAAATGAGGATTATATATGGTGGACGTCTATGTCCGGTACTAATAATGATTATTCTAGAGAAACAGTTAAAAACAAAGACGGTAAAATAGAAATTCGTTTTAAAAATAAAAGCGGCGAGGTTGTGGCTAGTAAAACTGTTGATGAATTAAATGCAATGGCGCTTAACAAAACAAGAGCAACAGCTAAAATACCAAAGCAAAATGTAATTGCTACAAATTTATTAAATGATATAAATATTACTACAGATGGTGTTTTTAATGCAGCATTGTTAGATGCATCAAAGCAAACCAGCACTAAGATGGAAGATGGCAAGCGCACTTTTGAAACGCAGTACTTATCAGATGATGCTCAGAAAAAAATTGATGCAAAAATACGCGCACAAGCTGCTGCAGATTTAAGCGGAACACCGGAAGAAATACAATATAATTTGAAAACACTTTGGAATTATACTTTTAGAAATGGTTCAACTATGCCTTTCGAAGAATGGTATGCAAATAAAGATATTAATCATTTAGAAGAATTAGTTAGAGAGTACAAGGAAGCTGCGGGTGGAGTCATGAAGCTAGCTATTGATGAAAATGGTAATTTTTATAAATCAGGAGGAGTTAAAGATATTGTAAAAAGAAGCTCAAGCAGATCATCAAGTAAACGTCCAAAAATAACAACAGAAGTAGGTCAATTAAAAACAGAATTTGGTTATGGACAAAGCACGGCTGAAAATATAGTACAAGGAATGGTGCCATACAATGAAACAATAGCTGAAATGGACGAAATATCTACTGCTGAAGATTTAATGGATTTACTAAACTCTAAAGATCCTGTTAATAGTTATGTTGGGGGTAGAGAATTATTAATATTAGCAGGCAAATTAAGCCAGGAAGATACAAACGAAGCTGCGCAAAGAGTTGCTAATGAAAACTCTGTTGATCTTGATGCTGTTTATAACACAAAAAATCCACGCAAACCATATAAACCAACTGATTTTAAATTAATTCAATCGTTGTTATTTAAATTAAATGATGGTACCTCTTCACAATTAAAAGCCATAAAAGGTCATTTAAATACACTAAAAAGAAGAGAAGAAGCAAAAAAGAAAGATTGGATTGATAATTATAAAGCAAATAATCCTGATGTAACGGATTCGGATGCTTTAATAGCTTATAAATTAGAAAATAAAAATAATTAAATTTTATGGAGTTAGAAGAGTATATTGACAGTCTTGTAGCCCAAGGCTTGTCACAAGAAGAAATAAAAAAACTAGTAGACGAATTTATTGCGAATAACAACCAGCCTGTTGAAGAGTCTGTAGAGTTTAAGCAAGCTTATGGCGAAAAACCATTAGAATTAGTAAAGAAACAAGTCGGTGTACCGGGTGCAGATGCATCGACGGAACAAGAGGATGCACCAGAATCGGACTCATTATTGGGCGATGGTTTTGTGGAATCAGTATTATCCACAACACCGGAAAGTGAGGTTGAAAGAAGAGCTAAGGGTTTTGTAAAGCCTAATCATTATTTAATAAATCAAGGGGAAAAAAGCCATTTAGATTTTTATGAAGGAGTAGATTTTGGCGGAGCAACTCCTGAAGATTATAAATATTCAGAAATAAAACCCTGGGACAATTTTAGCTTATTAGATAAATCAAAAGCTAAACTTAAATATAAAGATTTAGATATTAATACTCCGTATTATTATTTTGGCGATGATGAAAGTACATTTGTAGAAGATAATTTTGGTATTGATAATTTAAGAACATTACAAATTGATGTTAAAGATTTTGATGGGTTTATAAAAGAAAAAGGCTTATATCAAGATTATATAAAAAAAATAGAAACTGGGTTTTATTCCGCAGACCCTAGCGATGATCCTTTAAATTTTGATTCTGCTGTTCAGCTTGAAAACCAAAACAAATTAGATGTTGCAAGAGAAAGAGCCCTTAGGAAAATGCTTAATCTTTATGTGCAAGATAAAAATAAAAGATCAAGAGAAAAACAGGCATTAAATTATATATTTTTAAATGAGGATAATTTAGACGATGCCGAACTAGAAAAGAACGCCAAAATAATAGAAAACGGCAATCAAAACATTATAGATCCTGGAAAATTTGGAGCTTATTATGATTTGCAGTTTCCTGTGTCTACAGCAAAAGATAAACAATATCAGGCAGCCCGAATGGATGAGGTTCAAAATTTAGAATCGCAGGGCAAAGTAAAAGCCGTAGCAAAAGGAGGCCTTGGCTTTGTTAAAAATTTTGTAAGCGGTTTTCAAAATGAAGTAGCTGGTACAGTTGCGACTATTTCTGATGCTTTAGGATTTGAAAATGCTGCTGATGAAATACGTATCCAGCTAGAAGAAGACCAACTAGCTGATGCAAGCATGTCGTACGCAAGGGTTGAAGGCAAAAAAATAGATCTTAATGGTATTGAATATATAAAAAATGAAGATGATGGCCAAATATATAATACAACTGTAGGTTATAATATTGGCTATACTACATCTCCTTTAGAATATCAATATATAAGCAGTTTGCTTGATAATAGCGAAGAGGTTGCATCTGACTGGGATGCCAGAGGTATGGCGCTTCAAGCGGGACAAGTTACTGGCGGAATAACATTTCAAATTATAGGCACAAAAGGATTAGGAGGAATTACTTCTGTTGCTGCAACAAGAGCCGCAGCTTATGCTAATGGGTTTAAAACTGTAGCAGAATATAACAGAATGAGAGAATTAGCTACTGCTATAGGCGGAACAAGAGTACCTAATTTTAGAATACCTATTAAAAAAAGCACGATAGATTTAATAACATTCCAATCTATGTACGGCGCTACTTTGGGATATGAAGAAACCTTAAAACAAATGCGAAATGCAGGCATTAGCGATGCTACTGCTTATGAGCTTGCTAGTGATGCTGCTTTGCAATATTCTGTTTTATTTGGATTAACTGCACGGTTAAACCCACGTACTAAAGCAACTGAAGCTATCTTTGGAAGAACAGGAATACAATCTCAAATAAAAAAAGCTATAAGTTCTTACAAAATAGAAGGTCAAAAAGGGTTTCTTAATACAATTAAAAAAGGTATAGAAAATTCAGTAAAAAAATTACCTAAAACAGGTCTTACATTTACTGAAGAAGGGACTAAAGAGGTGTTTCAAGAAAACGTTCAGCAATATGGTGAATATGAAATTATTAATGAAAACATAAATCAAGAATTAGGCTTTGACGTATTGAAAGATACATATACAACCAATGACGTTAAAGTTACTACTGCTTTGTCCTTTCTAACAGCTGGAGGTATTGCAAATGTTAAAATTCCTAATTTTAAGCCGGACGCTTTAAATCAAATTAGAACTTTTTACAGCATAGGCTCTGATTTAACATTATTACAGTCTAATTTAGACAAAATGGTTTTAAATGGTTCAATTACACAAGAAGATGCTAAAAAAGTATTTAAAGATTCCAAAGCTGTATATACTCAATTAGACAAAATGCCTGCTGACATTGATGCTTCTATAACATTGGAAGCGGCAAATGCTTTACAAAACATACAAGATTTAGAAGTTGAAAAGAAAAATACGGACCCAGCTTTCCATGGTCCTATAAATGAGCGTCTTAATCAAGCTAGACAAGATCTTTCAGATATATATATAAATCAAGACATTACAAAAGCACAACGGGCAATGGAAGCCTTAGGAATAAAAGGCGAAACAAAAGCAGCAAATACAGATAATGAATTTCAAGGCTATTTAAGAACTCTTGTAAATTCTGATGGCGAACAAATATATACAGAAGATCAAATAAAAGATATTAATAAATTAGGTGTTTTTGTAGATAGCACAGGAGATATATTAATAAATAAAGCTGCCGCTAGAAGATTAGGGGTAACGGAAACTGGAAGGCATGAGTTTTTACACCGTTTAATTTATACAACCGTAAAAGGCAAACCAGAGCTTATATCTAAAATAGGTAAAGACTTAGATGTATATGTTACTGAATTAATTGCAAAAGGTGATTTAAAAGGTGGCGAGCGATTTAAAATAGATCTACAAGGCTATAAAGATAGAGCTTCTGCTAAGCTTGATAGAATAAATGAAAAAAGAAAAAAAGCTAAACAATTTTTAGATCAAGGGGCTTTAACACAGGATAAATATAATGAGTACATAGATAATTTTAATAAGGTAGAGGCTCAAACTGTAGCAAACACTTTTGAAGAAACACTTACATTATTATCAGAAAGCATTGCTTCTGGTGATTTAGTTTATGAAAAAGATCAAGATTTATTTGTTAAAATAACAGATTATATAAGAAATTTTTTACAATCTGTTGGTATTACAAACATAAATTTAAAAGACGGTAAAGCTACGTTTAATTTTATAAGAGATTATAACAAAGCTTTTGATAAAACAGAATTTAATAAAGCATTTAAAAAATTAGCAAATACGGTTTCTGATTCTAATATTGAAGATTCTGTTTTTGTTAAAGAATCCAAAAAAGCCAACGAAGAGCGTAATAAAAAAATTGACGATTTAGTAGGTCCTAAAGACACAGATGGCAATTATGTAATGACCAAAGCGGAATGGGACTCTGGTGGAATTGCAAACGCTTATATGACTATTATTGGGGGAACGGCTTTAGATGGGCTGATTAGAAGAGGCATAGAGGGAAATTCTGTTTATGGAAAACCTATTGAAACCTTCATAGAAGACGTTAAACAAGGTTTAACTGGCACTTTAATGAGATTTAATCCAGAAGAAAATAATAGCTTAATGGGCTGGATTAATGGGCAAATGGCAGCTCGTAAAGGCGATGTTCTTAACAAGTATAAAAAAGAACAGCCATTAGCAAGTAAATCATTAGATGTTGCAGCCGGCGAGGTTGGATCTGTAAGAGAAGCCGTGGCTGAAGAAACTGCTGAAGATTTTATAACTACAGAAGAAAGATTAGCTGAGCAGGAAGCATCCCTTAAAAAAGGACCATCATTTTTAGAAGCACTGCCAGTTGATCAAAAAGTTGGAGATAAATCTTTTAAAGATGAAATTACAGAAGAGGTAGATAAAAGAATTAAAAGAAATATACAATTTTTTGATGCAGCTACATCTGCTAATAGAACTGTAAAACCGTTTATTGCAGAAATTAAAAAAGATTTAAGTGATAATTTTTATAAGCAAACTAAAAAATGGTTTAATAGTTATGAAGGAGGCTACGAAGGTTTTTTGAGAGACTTTAGAGTAGACTTGCTAAATAATTATACAACAACATATTTGTCTAAGCATCCTATTTTTAGAAAAGGTATACTAAAAAGAGTTAATGGTAAATGGACAGCGCCTAAAAAAGTTAGAAGTTCATATGGTGGATTTAAATATGACTGGGTAGATGATAATGGTAAAAAATTAAAAATTGATAGAGATGATGCAGCTGGAAGAGGTTTAACTTCTGGGCCTGAATTTATAAAAAGAAACCCCAACATTACTAAACTAATTGGGGAAAATGAGTTTATTGATTATCATTTTGAAGATGGTGCTTTGCGTAAAAAACGTAAACAAAATCCCGAAAAAGCTTTAGCTATTCAACTTGCTAGTGAAATTGGGTTAGAAATATTACAAAATGATTTATTAACAACTGACGAAAGCGGAAATGTTATAGGGGGGCCGTTAACTCAAGCTATTGCAGAAAGAGCGGGCCTTTTAGAAATGGTTTTAGCCGATAATGCAATGATAACTTTAGCAAGTGATATTGATAGGGGTAATGTTAAAGAATCTATAAAGAAAGCTGAAGTTAAAAAAATATACGAAAAATCATTAGATATTTTAGCTGAAAAAGGCGAAAATGCTTTTAATGAATATATTGATGGATTGTCAAATCAAGAAGCCGCTCAATATGTAAAAAGATATTTTGATGATAAGTATTGGCAAGTAGGAATGTATCAAAGCGCTAAAGCAAAAAATAGAGGTTTAGCTTATGAAAAATTAGTTAAAAGAGTTTTAAATGCCAGCGGAAACAAAGAGGTAAAAGTTAGTTTAATAGGTAAAAATCCTAAAATAGGCGGTGATGTTTTATTAAAATTTAAAAATGTTGATATTCCTATTGAATTAAAACTAAATGATTTTGCGCAAATGGGAAGCTTTACTGTTAAGCAGCAAGGCGACGTAAGTAGTTTTACTTTAAAAAATATAAACCCAGAAATAAAAGTATTAATAGAAGACGCACTAAAGCAAAGACAGCCAGCTCTTGATAAATATTTTGAAGAAGCTAAAAAGTATGCTGATCAAAACGGTTATGCTATACAAGTTGAAAACAACGTGTTGCGTGCTCCAAAACC